AAGGCTTATCTCGGTATCCCGGTCGCGGACACCGTCGACGACGCGATGCTGGAGCAGATCGTCGAATCTTCGTCGCGGTCAATTGATCGGATCGCGGGCCGCTACTTCTACCAAGACGCCGGCACCTCCGCCCGCTACTACCGGGCCGTTTCCCCCGTCTCGCTCCTCGTCGACGACATCTCCACCACGACGGGGCTCACGATCGCGATCTCGACCGACGGTACGAACTACTCGACGAATATGGTCTACGACACGGACTTCATTGTCGAGCCGTTCAATGCCGCCGCAACCGGGCGGCCCTACACCCTCATCACCTCGCTCGGCACTCAGTATTTCCCCTATCCGTGGAACTATCGCCCGGGCGTCCGCGTTACAGCCCGCTGGGGTTGGCCGTCAATTCCCGACGACATCGTCGAGGCCTGTCTCATTCTTTGCGCCGACCTCTACAAGCGGAAAGATTCCGTCGGCGGCGTCCTCGGCCTGTCCGAAATGGGCGCAATCCGCATGTCCCCCCTCGGCCGCGACATCTCGGCGATGGTGCGGGCATACCGCCGCGAGGTTGTCGGGTGACGATCACCATCTCGGCTCTCCGCGCCGGGGCGCAGACGCAGCTCGACACGATCGCGACTCTGCGCACCGTCTACGACTACATTCCCGACACCGCGCCCGCGACCCCTTGCGGGATTGTCGGCAACGTCTCCATCGACTGGGATGACGCGATGCAACGCGGCCTCGACCGGGCGACGTTCTCCGTCTACGTCATCGTCTCCCGGATGTCGGAACGCTCCGGGCAGGACACCCTCGACTCGCTTCTCGCCGGATCCGGCTCGGGTTCCGTAAAGACGGCGCTCGAAGCGGGCGGCAACCTAAACGGATCTTGCTCGACGGTGATAGTCACCCGCGCAACGCCCATCAGTATTAGCATGGGAGGCGTCGAGTTTTTCGCCTATGACTACGAGGTAGAAGCCTATGGCTAGTTACAAAGTCCTCTCCGATCTTGTTACCGGGAAGAAACCCGGCGACACAATCACGGACGACGAGCTTCTCGGCTGCAACGTCGAGGCGCTCATCGAAGGCGGCCACATCACCGCCGACACCAAACCCACCAAGGCCGACAAGGAGTAACTCATGGCCGTATTTGTATTGAAGAACGCGAGCATCACGGTCAACTCGGTCGACCTGTCGGCCTACGCGACGAGCATCACCCTCAACTACGAGGTCGACTCGGTCGAAGTAACCGCGATGGGATCCACCGGCCACACCTTCACCGGCGGCCTCCAGAATGTTTCGTGCGACGTCACGTTCAACCAAGACTTCGCAGCGACCAAGGTCGCGGCCACACTCGACGCCCTGATCGGCACCACGACAACCGTCGTCGTCAAGCCCGACTCGGGTGCAGTCTCGGCCACGAACCCGAGCTACACGATCAGCAACGCCTTCCTCGCCGCGACGCAACCCGTGAACGGTTCGGTCGGCGACTTGGCTTCGATGTCGGTCTCGTTCACCGGCGGATCGCTCGTCAAGGCCGTCGCCTAGCCCGCCATGCTTCTCGTAACCGTCCGGCACAGGGACGGCCGCGAAGGCACCTTCCCGGTGTGGCCGTCGGTCGAGTACGCCTTCGAGGCGGACAAAGAGACCGGAAACTTCGATCAACTCTGGGGCGACGACGCCCCGAAACATTGGCATTACCGTCTCGCCTACTACGCGGCCCTGAAAGCGGGGGCCGTGGGTCTCGGCGAGATCTTCGAGAAGTGGATCGACAACGTCGCCGGCATCCAATACGGCAAAGGTGATGAGTCGGGAAACCCTACTCGGGAGGAGCAGCCGCCGAACTCTTCGCCCTCCTCGCCCTAAAGACGGGGATAGCGCCGCGGGAACTCCTCGAAACACCGCCAGAAATACTGCAATACATGATCCGATACGTCGTCGGGAAACCGTCTAACGACTGGGAGGCGCTAGCCGAAATGGACATCCCCACCAATGGCTAACGGCACTTACGGTTTCCGCATCTCGTCGACCGATACCCGGATGGGGTCGGCGCAGATTGAGGGTCTGCGCGAAGTGCAAAAGGCGCTAAAGGATCTTTCCGACGATCTGAAAAACGAGATGAAGTCGACGCACTTGGAGGCCGCGAAGATTGTCGCGGAAGCAGCTCGACCTCTCGCACCCGTACGCACCGGGCGTCTCGCCGCTTCGGTTCGAGCGTCGGCCGTGCGCACCGGCGGCCGCGTCAGGCTTGGCGCTTCGTCGGTTCCCTATGCTGGCCCGATCCATTTCGGCTGGCCCGCCCGGAGGATCAAGCCGCAACCGTTCGTCTATGAGGCGCTCGACCCGCGCCGCGACGAGGTTGCCGAGGTGTATGCGGCGAGGCTGAATGATCTGATTGTCCGCTACGGCATCGCGTCTGATAAGGCGGGCAACGTCTACGGAACGAAACTAGGCTAGGGTCGTGGCCCGCTCTAAGTCGATCTCGATCCCCATTACCGGGAACTCCGCACCTCTGCGGAAAGAGATCAAGAAGGCGAACCAAGAGCTGACTGCGTTCGGCAAAGCGCAGGCCCAATGGTCGAAAGCCTCGGCGCTCGCTTACAGCGTCGTCGGTTCGGCCGCCGCGCAGTTCGCGATCTCGTCCGTGAAGGCCGCGATGGAGGATCAGAAGGCGCAGGCCGTCCTCGCTAAGGCTCTCCAGAATACGGTCGGCGCGAACAAGCAGGCGCAGGCCGCCGCCGAGTCGTACATCGAAACCCTCATGTACGCCTCGAACATCACGGACGATCAGCTTCGTCCCGCGTTCGCCAACCTTGTCCGGGCAACCGGCGACATCACGAAAGCGCAACGCCTCCTCTCGCTTGCTACCGATGTTTCGATCGGCGGGAACGTCGAACTCGAAGCCGTCACCAAGGCACTCTCGAAAGCCGCGCAAGGCCAGACCTCAGCGTTCGGGCGTCTCGGTCTCGGCATCTCAACGGCGGCCCTGAACTCGGGCGACCTCGCCACCGTCACCGAAGAATTGTCCCTAAAGTTCAGCGGCTCGGCAGCTGCGGCCGCGGACACTATGGGCGGCCGGATGGAGAACCTCACCATCCGTTTCGGCGAATTGAAGGAGCAGATCGGGACGGAGCTTCTTCCGGTGCTGGAAGACGGCACCTCGAAGATGCTCGACTTCGTCTCCGCCCTTCAGACCGGAGATATTTCCGATACGGCGTCAAGCGCGTACGATCTCGCGAACGGTATCGGCGACATCGGCCGCAACCTGTCCGGTATCGGCATCGTCACCGGGTTTATCAAGAACCTCAACCCGTTCGCGAAAGACGCCGAGGAAGCGATCCGCGGCCTAACCGACGCGACCAACGAATCGGCGGCCGCGTTCCGCAAGTTCGACGACCTGTTCTCTCGGATCCCGCCCAAGATCGATCAGATGAGGATGAAAGGCGAGGACTACCAGAAGAACATCGCCGATTACGTCTCGTCGCAGACCGAGCAAAAGTTCGCGGACATCGTCAAGAAACGGAACGACGCGATCGCCGCCGGTGCCGCCGCGTCGAAGAAGGACGCCGACGCGAAGAAGGCGGCCAAGAAGGAATACGCCGCGAACGCCGCGACGCTGCGGGACGCGCTCGGGTCGGCCCTGAAGGACGCCCAAAAGAACCTCGCCGACGCCAAGACGGAAGCCGACGACTTCGGCAAGAGCCTCGCCTTCTCGTTCGGGGTCTCGTTGGCTGGGGCGTACGACGACGCGAAGCAGTCCGAACAGACCTACACAGACGCCCTAGACGCCCGCAAGAAGGCCTACGAAGCGCTCGACGTCGCTAAGCAAGGCGACGATCTCAACTCGTACCTGAAGGCCGTACAGGACGTAGCGACGGCAGAGCAGCAAGTCACCGACGCCCAAAAGGCCCGCATCACCCCCGCTCAAGCGTTCGCCGACCAGATCGCGGCGGCCAAAACATTCGGGACAAACCTAAAGACCCTCGTCGGACAGGGTCTCGGACAAGCCGGATTACAGCAACTTCTGAACCTCGGCCCGACCGCGGGGGCGGAAGTCACCAAAGCGCTCCTCGAAGGCACCGCCGGATTCACCGTCGGCGGCCTAAACGAATCCCTCGCCGCGCTCGCCGAAGTCCAAGGCGGCCTGGCCGCGGGGATCACCTCACAGCTCGCCCCGAAGGGCGCGATCAATGCTGCACAGTCCGCGGTCGACGCGCTTTCGTCGGCGTCGATTGGTGTGCCCGGTGTCGGTCAAGGGTTCGTTATCAACATTCAAGCGGGGGTCGGCGACCCGGTCGAGATCGGCCGCCAAGTCAAGACGGTGTTGCAGGAGTACGACAATCGTGCCGGTTCTCTCATTGTGCAGGGCGGCAAGAAGAAAGGAAAGAAGCGCTAATGCCTTCGAACTTTCCCGGATCGATCGACAGCTTTACCGATCCGCTTTCTAACTCGCCTCTCAACTCGCCAAGCCATTCGACTCTGCACTCGGACATAAACGACGCCGTCGAAAAAGTCGAGCAATACATGGGCCTCGTCAAAGTCATCCCGACGGCGGCCACAAACGGCACAATCAATGCCACGACCGGCACAGTCACAGTCGGCAACGCAGTCTCTAGCGTCACGATCCGATGCTTTTCGTCTCTCTACGATCACTACCGAATCACCTACACAGGAATAGCGGGATCATCTGGCGCAAATCTTGGGTGCAGAATGTCAGCCAATGGAACGGCAACGACAACCGGCTATTACGGCATTTTGATGTACGCGAGTGTTACCGTGTCGGACACCCTTGTCGGCGCTGGCAATAACAACGCAAACTCGTTTTCGTTCGTTGGGAGTGTTGGTTTTGGGACAAAGTTCAGCGGGATGTTCGATCTAATAAATCCATTTCTTACCGAAGAAACACGACTAGCAAGTTCTACATTTGTCAAAACAGTCGGGGCGACGGACATCGGTAACTATCAGGGCGGCCTTTTCAACGCGACCTCATATAACGAGTTTATTTTGATTCCTAATACGGGAACCCTTACGGGCGGCCAGATCCGCGTCTACGGCTATCGGAACTAATGCCGATCACCTATAACCAGACGGGCGTCACCTACGACGCGGGCGGCTACACCTTCGACGGTGAAGTCTTCCAACCCACCGTCTTTCCGATCGCGGGCGTCTACATCGCCTTCGACGACGGCCCCTACGTTGCGTCCCCCGCATGGACAGAAGTAACCCAATACGTTCGCGGGTTCACGACGCACCGCGGGAGGTCGAGCGACTTCGATCAATTCGATACCGGGACGGCACAGATCACGCTCTCGAACCGTGACCGCCGTTTCGACCCCTTTTACAGCAGCGGCCCCTACTTCGGGAAGCTTCTCCCAAGGCGACAGGTTCGGGTCGTCGGCCAGATCGGCGGCACCACCTACGAAGTGTTCCGCGGCTTCATCGCCGGGTGGCCGGTGACATGGTCGGAAGCCGGGTATGACTCGACGGTTACGGTTCAATGTTTCGACGCGCTCGGCCTTATGGCCAACGAACAAGTCCCGACCGACTGGGCCGATTTCTACACCCGCGCACAATCCCCGACGGTCTACTTCAAGGGCAACGACTCCCAAGGCACCGCGATCATCCGCGACGCGATCAGCAACGGCGCAAAGTATCTCTCGAACAGCAACCCGGCAACGAACCCTAACTTTTTCGAGGCACCACAACTCGCTCCCGGCGCTATGTCTCAATCGGTCTTCTGCGCCTCCTATACCGGTAGCGACCTCACAAGCACCCCGACACCCGCCGGGGCGATCGCGGGTGACTACCCGATCGTCTCCGTCTCCGCATGGCTAAAAGGAACCGGGCCGCAAACCCTCGGCTACAACCAGATCCGCGTCGCGAACAACGGCGGCCGCGTCTCGATCTACTACAACTCTTCGCAGATCCGGATCACGTTCTCCCGGTTCGGTATCTCTGGCACCCCGAACGTCGACGTCGACCAAGCGTTCGTCCCTTCGTTCGGACAGCCATTTCATATCTTCCTCATCGTCAACAATTCGACAACGCCAACCGTCTACATAAACGGCCAACTAGCTACGACGACAGCAGCGACAGGCGGCGCAGGATCAGGCGGTGTCTGGCCGCTCCAAGTGCAAGCCAATTTTGCGAACTTCCAAGAGCTAGCGGTCTGGGAGCGTGTCAATTTCACCGCCGCCGATGTCGCCAGTATCTACAACGCCGGGGCGGCCCGACTGACCGAGTCAACCTCGGCCCGCATGACCCGGATCCTCGACACGACTTCTTGGCCCGCCGCGCTCGAAGCGTTCCCCGCGGCCCCGATCGGCACGGTGTCCGAGATCGGGTCGGGGACAGGTGTCATCCCCGAGTTGCAGCTCGTCGCAGACTCCGAAGGCGGAGAGCTTTACGTGACCAAGGCGGGCGTCCTGACGATGACCGCCCGCCGCGATGTGTTCAATGCGACCCGCTCGGCCGTATCGCAGGCGACGATCACAGACTCGGGGACAGGTCTCCGCTACGGCACCGAGCTACAAATCCAATACGACGCCGACAACCTGAAAAACGACGTCACCGTGAACTTCTCCGGCGACGGTGAAGTGAACGCCTCGAACACGGTCACGATCGCCGCCTACGGGGCCGCCTCGACGATCATCGAAACGCAGCTCGACTCGCCGACCTCCGCCCAAGACCTCGCGACGCTGG